CAGTGCCGCCCCCAGGTGCAGGCGTCGCAGTCGAACAGCTCGGCGTTCTGCGCGACCTCGACGGCGATGATCAGGTTTTTTTTTCCTCGGGCGCGACGTAGCTCGCGGAGAGGATCTGCATGGCGAGCTCGACGCGCAGCAGGTATTCGACCAGGCCGAAATTCTGCGGCACGCAGGCGATCGGGCCCGCGTCGTTGGAAAAATTCTCCCAGTCGACCAGGCCGTAGCCGAGCGCGAGCTCCAGTCCCTTGCCGGTGACGCCTTGGGTCATCTGATCCTTGACGATCAGCTCGGGCGCGATGTAGCTGAACTGGTTGCCGTCCAGGCCGCGCAGCTTGAAGCGCGTCGGGTGCTCGGCACCGGCTTCGGCGCGCGGGGTGTACCAGAACGGCGCGAAGGGGTTCAAGGCTTTGATCATGGCGGCCTCTCAAGTAAACACGATCGAGATCTCGTCGTCCCCGGCCGACTCGGCGGCGGCGAACTTGTTCTCGTAGGTGCCGACGTTGTTCTGCTCGCCGCGCTCCACCCCGGTGTAGGCGATCGCCGGCATGGTCACCTGGTAGCGGTTGCCGGCGGTCGCGCCGATCAACCCGGTGTCCAGGGCCATCGCCGTGCCGCTCTGCCAATCGGCGATGAAGTTGCGGGTCGCCACCAGGACGCGCAGCGGGTTGAACGAGCCGGTCGGGTTGCGCCCGGTGATCTGGATCTCGCCGTAGCCGTCGCTCGCGGCGACGCTCTCCGGGATCGCCAGCTCGACGCCGAGGTCGAAGTCGAGCTTGTTGATCACCGCGGCGAAGGCGGCCACGCTGAACGGCGCGTTGATATAGAGCGGCGGCACGGTCGAGTCGTAGGTCGCCACCGGGAGCGCGACGTCGGTGACGCTGACGAAATGCCCGGTGAAATCGAAGCTCGCCATGCCGGCGCCGCCCACCGGCAGGTCGACGCTGCATTTGCCGCGCGCCCCGGTGAGCTTGAGAAGTAAGCCATCGTCATAGAAATACATCGACTCCGATTTGTGCGTGGTCTGCGTCGAGTTGGGCTTGTAGGTGACCGAAGTCGAGGCGACGATGGTCTCGGCCCAGCCGGCGGCGCGCAAGAGCGGCGCGATCTCGGGCGGCGTGCCCGCGGCGCCCGAGCCCTTGATCTCGGCCTTGAAGCCGACCGAGATCAACGTCCCGCCGTACAGGGGCTTCAGCATCCCCAGGCTCGCGCGCACCGGTTTCCTCTGGTGCATGCGCGAATTGACGAAGCCCCATTTCACGTCCTCGACCAGGATCGCGTCGGTGCCGGCGACCGGCACCGAGTCGGTGTTGTAGGTGGTCTCGTCCTTGGCGAGCAGGACGGCGCGCTTGTTGAGCATGGCTTACTCCTCGGGGTTGGCGGCGGCTGGAATTTCGGACGTCCGGACGTCAGGCGCGCCCGGCTCGGTGCGGCGGTTCGGGGCGCGGCGCGGCGCGGCGGCGCCGGCATCGGGCGGCGCAGTGACGAAAGCCTGGCGCGCGGCGCCGGCGCGGGGGTTCTCGGACGGCTGCTCGGCCGATCCAGATGTCTGGACTGGGGCGGGTTTGAGTTTAGGCATCAAGATTCTCCTTTTCACTCGGCGTTTTTGATCTCGATCTGCCCTATCACGCGCTCGGGTCGCCGCGCGAGCGCCGGTACTTGACGCGGTATTGCAGCTCCATCGAAGCGGCGGGCTTGGCGAGCTCGCCCGTAATGCGCGGCTCGCCGGCGCCGAGCTCCACGATCGCGTGGACGAAGGCGAGGCCGAGCGTGTGGTTGGCCACGAGCGCGATGTTGACTTCCTTGCGCACCTGGTTGAGCAGCGTCTCGACGTTGCTCGCGCTGCTGTGCACCTTGGCCTCGATCACCACGTCGAGATCGGAATCGAGCAGCGCCTGCGCCCACGGGTCGACGATCGGGTCCGCGCCCTGCCTCACCCGCAGCGCCGGGGTCTTGTCCGCAGGGATCTCCTCCTCGCGGCCGCGGTCGACGTTGGTCCCGGTCGTGACAAGGCCGCTCACCAGCGCCTGCACGGCGGCCATGATCTGTTCGGCGCGGTGGTCGGCCATCGTCTATTGCTCCTGCAGCTCGAGCGTGGTCACCCCGCCGGTCTCATCCACGTCGGGCGCGCCCGCCATCTTGAAATTGCGCGCGCGGATCACGATCGTTGCGGTCTTGTAGCCCGCCGGCAGCGTGGAGGTGGCGCACATGAACGTGGGCCGCGTCGAGCCGACCGCGAGATCGTCGCGCGACGGCTCATCGAAAATGCCGTTGACCGAGGTCGTGCCGATGAGCGCGACCTCGGCGTGCTCGGCGGTGTTGAAGAACGGCGCGAGGTCCTCGGCGAACATCCTAGCGCCCGCGCGCGGCCGAGATGTGGCTGTGCTTGCCGAGCAGCCTGCGGAACAGGCCCGGCTGCGGCGCCGCGACGCGCGGCGCGTTGTGCTGATCGACGTAGGAGCGGATCGCGTCCTTGCCCACTTCGAGGAGCCCGTAGGCGAGCGTCTTGTTCTGGATCGAGCCGCTCGCATTCACGCTGCCGTCCTCGAACATGGTCACGATGATCTGCATCGCGACCTTCGGGCCTTCCTGCGGCGTCGGCGAATCCGGCGGCGCCTCGCCCTTGGCGTTGAGGATCTTCGGTTGTTCGGTCCCGTTCATGCTGATCCCCATTCAAGTGGTGTATTTCGGGTGATATTTGATATTCGCCGCCACCAGCGCCGGGCCGGTGACGATCGTTCCGACGCAGCGCACCCAGCCGCGCACCGCGCTCGCATTGAGCGTGCGTTTCTGGATCTGGTTGGCCGCGCCCGCGGCATAGGCGCCCTCGTTCGGCGTGATGCCGGCGGCGCCCGTGCCCGAGCCGTCGGTCGCGTCCTCGATCGTCCAGGTGATCGAGCCGGTGAGCGCCCCGACCTGGTTGGTGAACACGATGTCGCCCTCGGCCTCGCGCACGTCGATCCAGCCGCTGGTCGCGTTAGCCGTCGCCGCGGCCGAGATCGGATCGAGCAATTTAACCGGCTTCGCTGCTTGTCCCCAGTTTCCACTCATGATTGCTTCTCCTGTGTTGTTTCAAATCGAGCACCCGCGCGCCCACGAAAAACCCCGCTCCGAAGCGGGGCCTTTCATTCGCACGCGAAACGGGCAACTTCAGACGAGCTTGCTTGCGCCCCGCGATGCCGGGGGTTTCTCCGGCGCCGGCGGCGGCGCTTCTTCAGAGCGCTCCGAATCGAACGGCTCGGCCTTGTGGGCCGCAATCATCTCGGCGGCGAAGACCTTCGGCAGCTCGACGACGCTGCCGACCTTGGTCGGCTTCTTGTCGAAGTAGAACGCGCGCGTGACGCGCACCTTGGTGACTTGCAGTTGCATTGCACTCTCCTGTGAACCGCCGGCGACGAGCGCCGAGCCCGCCGCCTGCAGCGCCATGACGGCTGGGGTTTAGGTGATGGAAGTGGCGCGGGAAAACGCGAACGGCCGGCGCACGCCCACGTCCATCGAGTAGATCGCGCGCACGCCGATGATGCCCGCCTGGAAGTTGGCGTAAGGGTTGACCTCGACCTCCAGCACGCCCCACTCGCCGACCACGACCTCCTGCCAGTCGCCGAAGATCATCGAGGCCGCGGTGAGCTGGTTCGAGGACATCGCCGGAAAGCCCGACACCTCGCCGTCCCAGACGTTGCCCCTCCACAGCGGCGTGTCGGTGCTGGTGAAGCGCTGACGCTGCATGAGCAGCGCCGCGACCGCCGGGGTGGTGGCGTAGCCGCCGCGCGCCGGCATCACGTTCGCCGCCGCGACGTCGGTCTGGAACTCCAGGATCCCGGCGTAGGCGATCGTGGTGCCGGTCACCGCGCCGATGCCGGCGGTATTGGAGATGCCCGTCGGTTGGCCCGAGGCGCCGGAGCCCTCCAGCACGCCCAGGTCGACGGCGGTCGCCGTCACCTGCGCGAGGTCGTCGGTAACGATGCCTTCCGCGCCGGGCGAGCTCTGCAACAGCAGCTGCCGGCTGATCTCGGTGTAGGCGCCGACGTTCTTCGGCGCGAGCGCCATCTGGACGAAAGTTTGCTGGCTTTCGGTGAGCGTGCTCGCCTCGTTCGCGAGCCACACCGCCGTCGCCGCGGCGGACTGACGCGGCACGGTGACCGAGCCCTGCAGCCCGGACAGGCGCCGCGCACCCATGAGGAAGGCGACCGAGCGGTTGCGCAGCATCTCGATGAAGCCGATGTTCTCGGTGCCGACCAGAAACCCGCCGGCGCCCGCGGTGGCGACGGTCAGGTCGCGCCGGCCGAGCGAGGCGAGATATTCGCGCACGCCCTGATCGATGGGCCGCTCCATCACCTCGAACGGGATGAAGAAATTGGTCGGCTCCATCAGCCGACCGAGCTTCTTCGCCACCTCGCGCGAGCACTCGAGCTCGAACGGGGCGTTTTTCCAGTCGCCGTCGCGGCACGCCACGATCGCGCGCCCGAGGCTGAAGCGCTGCGCCTCGGGCCGCGTCAGGCCCAGGCGGCTCGCCGGCTGCGGGTTGGTGCGGCCTCGCTCCTCCAGCACCTTGAGAATGTCCTCGGTCACCGCCTCGAGCGACACGCCCTGGCCGATCCACATATCGCGGTAGCGGTCGTCGAGTTTGTTGATCTTGCACAAGGTCTCGATCGCCTTGCGGCGGCCCTGCTCGAGCTCGACCACCGAGCGCGCCTGCAGCTGCTCGCGCGCTTCGCGTTCGATCCTCTCGCGTTCCTGGTCTTCCTTTTCCTTTTTCTTGCGTTTTTCGGCGGCTTCCGCTTCGGCCGCCAGCTCTGCTTCGTTCATGCTGGTTTCCTTTCGTTGAGCGGCGGGTGCCGCGGGTTGACGGAGTAGTTCTGCTGCCCGACCCACGCCGACTTTGCTATCTGCGGGGATCGTCACGAGGGACACCTCGATAGGCGTCCAGCGGGTGATCGTGTATTCGTCTTCCTCACCTTCCTTCTGGCGCGTGAGTTTCATTTCGTCGCGACTGTAGCCGACCGACACGGAGGTGAGGATGCCGTCGCGCACGTCGCGGAAAACCTCGCTCGCGCGCGCGCCGCTGCCGAAGCGCACGGTCGCGCGTCCCTTCTTGTCGTCGCCGACGCGCGCCGATTCGACCACTCCGACCCAGTCGCCCGGCTCGTGATTGACGAGCACGTTGGCGCGGCCCGAAGCGAGGCGCTCCATGTTGACCGCACCCTTTTCATGGGACAGGATCTCCCAGCCGTACCAGCGCAATACCGGTTCCTCCGACGAAAAGGACAGCTCGACCGTGCGCGCGTCCTCTTTCGCGGTGGCACGGTCGAAACGGCCCTCGAGCAGATCGGGCTTGGAGCGGATCTCGTCGATGCTGTGTCTGCGTGTCGCGATCGTCATTTGATTTTCACCTCGCTGGAAATGAAACGACCCGCCGGGGCGGGTCGCTGGTTTCGTCGGGATCCTCTTTGTCGGGCGGATCGTCTTCGTCTTTTTTCGGCTCGGGCTTCGGCGCCGGCGGCGCCGCTTCCTTAACGTACACGCTCGGCGAGGTCTCGAATTCGAGCTTGAGCTGCTCCATCAGCTTCAGTTCGCGCTCGCGCTGGCGCAGTACGTCTTCGATGTCCTGGCCGCCGCCGGTGGCGGCCACCACGTCGCTGACCGTGGTGAAGCCGGCCTTGACCGCTTCCGCAAAAGCCGGAATATCGGTTCGCGGCTGGACCCAGCCCCAGCCGCGCGGTTTGAACAGCACCGCCTCGAACTTGCCCGTGTCGGTCGCGTATTCCTCGAGCCGTATCGCGGCGACCGCGCGCGAGAGCACCGCCGCCTGCAGCCATTCCTTGTGCAACTGAACGCGAAACGAACGGATGAACCACTGCTGGAACATCTTCCACAAATCACGGTCTTCATGGACCGCTATTTGGTTCCCGGAGAAGTTCGACTGCGAATAATCGCGCGACAGGCTTTCGTAGCTCGGCCCGGTGCCGGCCGCGATTTCGCGGATCATGTAGCGCATGAACGGGTCGAGCGCGGTGTTCGGC